CACATAACGCCTTAGATTGCATTCTAGGGCGTTATTTAATGTTTATTAGTGCTACCCTACTGGGTAAGTGTAAAATGTCTTAAATCAACTGTTAGAGGTGTTAAAATGAATAGTGCAAAAAAGAGAAAAGTAAGACGCGCCAAGATGCGCGATAAGATTGACAGTGTTTTAGTCAATGTTATGGGTTACTCAATAATGGCATTGGGCGGTGTTATTTTCGCTAGTGCATGGTATTGGTTCATAGTGTTAATGTTTCAATTAGAGGTGTAATGATGCGTAGGATATGGCGTATATGGGCGAAAGCACTAGGCGAGAAGTCTGGTGCGAGTAACCGCGAGGCTGATTATATTGCAGTAGTAAGGACTGTTATAATCGGAGTTAATTTTATAACCTGTTTTTTTATTATGGCAGGGGTAATTCATAACTGGTAAAGAGAGGCGAGACAATGACTAGACCACAATTAAGCCATCATGCGTGGCTTGAGGCTGAAAAGACTCAAGAAATACCAGTACCCTTGATAAAATACAAGGATAAACAAGCGGTCGCTGATGAGTATCACATAGAAATTTGGGGTGCTGATGATAATGGCGATAAGTATACGGCTAATTTAGCAGTCATAGAAGATGGTAAAATTATTGACTACGTTTATGAGCATAGATATACTGATGCTGATTTTATAGAGTGGACACTTATACCTATGAAGCTGAGTGATTATTTAAGGTTTTCAAGTTTCGGGTTATAGGATAATTTAATTAAGTACTGGTAATGGAGGAAATACAAATGAGTAAAAATTATGCGGTAGGTTTTAGTTATACTGAGTTTTCTAATGTAAGAGTACGCGCTGAGAGTAGAGAGGAAGCAGAGCGTATCGTTTATAAAATGTTAGAGGATAATGGTATGCTTGATTATGAGTATGACGCGAAAATGACTGATAGAGATTTTTCAGTAGACTACATTGGGGAAATAAACGATGAATAACATTGTAAAAGATTTTATACAAGGTGCATTACTTGGTGGTGTCCTTATGTTAGGATACATATTATTAACCAACTATCTGGGAGTATAAACGATGACTATTGTAGATGTAATGGAGCGTGTTCGTGATGACTATCAGACGTTTGCCGATTACCATAGAACCCAACAGGGTGACTGTGAGGATAGACGAGCTTGCATGGAAGTTGTAGAGGTAGTAAACTTCTTACTGGAACAACACGCGAGATTAGAGGAGAAAAGTAATGCTTGATTTATACTATGGTTTTGATGATTTAAACGATTACGAGCGCGGTGAGTTTGATTGTGTGCATGGATTCCCTGCGCTTGACAATCAATCCGATGACTATTATCTGGGATATGGTCACAACTACGGATTAATGGAGACCCAGACAGGAGCAGAATGCTATGCTGTGTAGAATAACTGACGACCCTAGCTATGATTATAGCGACTACTGTGAGGGCAAGGGGGCGTATGCTCCCTATGAGGCTGACCACATAACTGAGCCAGAAGATGACCCAGAGAACTGGGAAGATGCTCACCTGTACCCACCAATATCACCAGAGGAAGCACAGGTGCGTATTGCAGAGGTAAAGGCTAGAATGGCAGAGGTGGAGCGTATTGAGGCTAAACTTAGACAGCAATTTGGAGGTGTAAAATGAGATATTTTTTAGTCCGTAACATAACCTTACACGATGATGAACAGTATTATGAGTGCATTATTATTTCCCATGATGATGACTTACCCGAATATGCAAATGAGTGGTTTACTCTTTGGAATAATAATTGTTTGCCTACTGACTTAGATGCAGATGGTTCTTTTCATATTGATTATGGTAAGTCTACTGATATGGAAAAGTATAGTTTTGTTGACAGGGAACTAGGGGAACATGAGGCAGTCGTTTTGTCTGACTTGTTCTTGTCTTGGTCTTGGAGTGATATAAGTCGGTTCATAGAATATAAACTTGAAAGATTGGGGATTAAAGATGAGAAAAACAATTAGTTTGTTTGGTATGCTGTGGTCTATTGAACTACGGAATGGTGTAGGTATTGACTTAGAGTTTGTTGACAGTCGACCAGTGTGGGTGACTAAGGTTGACTTGCTAACAGGTGAGTATACATGGGAAACAATGCCCTTTGAGGGCGTGGTTATTCTGTTACCCTTTATCAACATTAACATTGGTCGTTGCTATGTGGAGATAGATGATGAGTAGATGTAAAGCCTGTGACGTTATATTGACTGAGGCAGAATTGAAACGGAAGGACAGGGCTACAGGGTTGCACTTGGATTTATGTAACACCTGTCTTAAACATTCAGACCAAGCCCTTGAAGATGACTGGGTGACATTTGACAACGATGATGATATACTAAATAGTATTGACGATATTTTAAAACAGGAGGTGTTGCATTAACTAAAAATATGTGTTATAATATTCTTAGATACTTTGGTTTATTACTTTAAAGATATATCCTAAAGTATCCTAAGGTAATCTTTTATTAATTAACAGAAGGTAAATTACTATGGCAACATTAGAAGGTAACGTAGCGTTCGCTAACCTTGACGAACATGAAATGTATCAAGGTCAATCAACTGGTAAGTATTCTCTGGTTCTGTCTTTAGAACCTGCTGATGCTGATACCTTAGCCAATAAGGGTGTCAAGCTGAGAGAGTACGAAGGTACACCACAGCGTAAGTTCAGCACTAAGTACGAAGTACCTATGTATGATGCTGATGGTGCTGAGTTTACTGGTCGTCTAACCAGAGGCTCTAAGGTTCGCGTTCAGTACGCGGAAGGTAAGCCTCACCCTGTACATGGTACGTCAACGTATCTGTCTAAGGTCAAGGTATTAGAACTAGCCGAAGCCTCCGATGGTGGCGGTGACTTTTAATGAGTGAGTCCTCTCACTTTGTCCGACATGAGCCATGCCCTGCGTGTGGCTCTAGGAACAACCTTGCTAGGTACTCCGATGGTCACGCAGTCTGCTTCACAGTGGACTGCAACCATTACGAGAAAGCTACTGGTGAGGTCGTTGAAAGTAAACCACAATCAACTAGGAGATTAGAGATGACAGGTGTTGTAGCTTCAATCCCCGACAGGCGTATCTCTGAGGCAACGTGCAAAAAGTACGGAGTCACAGTAGAGTACGGAGCATCGGGACAAATTGTAAAGCACCACTATCCCTACTTTGATAAGGACACTGGAACACAGACAGGGACTAAGTCACGCATCGTTGACAACAAATCATTCTACGCAAGCGGTACGTTTGATAACGTGGGATTGTTTGGTCAGCAAGCGTTCAAAGGTGGTGGTAAGTATATCACAGTTGTAGAGGGAGAGGCAGATGCCCTAGCAGTATCAGAGATGTTTGATGGCAAGTGGGCAGTAGTGTCCATACGCTCTGGTGCATCGGGGGCAGTCAAGGACATCAAGCAAAACTTGGAATGGCTTGAGACATTTGAGAACGTGGTTATCTGTTTTGATAACGACAAGGCAGGGCAAGAAGCATCAAGAGCAGTGCTTGATTTATTCACCCCTAACAAGGCAAAGAACGTAGTGTTGCCTATGAAAGATGCAGGGGAGATGCTAAAGGAACGTAACGTACAAGGTTTTATAAAGGAGTGGTGGAATGCTAAATCTTATTGCCCTTCTGGGATTGTCTCTGGTATTGATACATGGGACTCTATACTTTCTCAAGAAGATATTAAATCTATCCCTTACCCTTGGTCGTGCCTTAACGACCTTACTTATGGCTTTAGGGAAAGAGAGTTGGTCACAATTACGAGTGGTTCGGGTATGGGTAAGTCACAGATGGTCAGAGAGTTGGAACACTATTTACTAGGTGCAACTGATGACAACATTGGCATACTCGCGCTAGAGGAGGACATACCCAAGACTGCGCTAGGGATAATGAGCATTGAAGCTAATCAGACCCTACATTTGAGCAGAGATGCACCAAGGGAAGATAAAAAAGTATTCTGGGACAATACCCTTGGCACTGGTCGTATCTTTATGTACGACCACTGGGGTTCTACCAGTGAAGATAACCTGTTGTCAAGGGTACGCTACATGGCTAAGGGTCTGGACTGTAAGTGGATTATCCTAGACCATCTTAGCATCGTGGTGTCCGACCAAGAGACAGGTGATGAGCGCAAGGCTATTGACAGCATAATGACTAAGCTACGACAGTTGGTACAGGAGACAGGGATAGGATTGTTCCTAGTGTCTCACCTACGCAGACCCAATGGCAAGGCACATGAAGATGGCGGTCAGATTAGCTTGGCAGAGTTACGTGGTTCTTCTTCTATCGCACAGCTATCCGACATGGTGATTGGCTTGGAGCGAGACCAACAACACGCTGACCCACAGGTTCGCAACACGACCACAGTGCGCGTACTCAAGAACCGATACGCAGGGCTTACTGGTGTTGCGTGTTACCTGTACTACGACAAGGACACAGGGCGTATGATTGAAACCACCTGTCCTGTCGGTGACGAGAAGCAGGAGTTCTAATGAAGCAGTTTGTATTTGACATAGAAGCCAATGGTCTTAACCCAGACAAGGTGTGGTGTATCTGTATCCAAGAAGTAGGTTGCGATATAGTTTACTCAATACACCCCGATGGGATAAAGACAGGTCGCTTCAATGAGTGGCTTGAAGAACAGGGAGAGTGCGAGTTGATAGGTCACAACATCATTGACTACGACATACCTGTCTTGGAAAGACTGTTAGGTGCAGACTTTAGTAAGTGTAAGATAACTGATACATTAGTATTATCAAGACTAGCCGACCCACAAAGAGAGGGGGGTCATTCCTTAGAAAACTGGGGACAGCTACTAGGTTGTCCAAAAGGTGAACATGATGTGTGGGACAGTTATTCGCCAGAGATGGTGGAATATTGTGAGCAAGATGTTAGGGTCAATGTCAAAGTGTACAACTCGCTACGAGGTGCTTTGTCTGACTTTGGAAGCGAAAGCATTAGCCTTGAGCATCAAGTACAAAGCATTATCTCAACGCAAATCCACAATGGGTGGTTGCTAGACCAAGAGGGTGCGTTTGTACTACTGGCTAAACTCAAAGAACGTAAGTTTGAATTAGAGGATGCGGTGCATAATACATTCAAGCCGTTACCTACGTATGTACGTAATGTCAAACCTAAGTTCAAGAAGGATGCTTCATTGTCTGTGGTAGGTCTCAAGTTCCTTGGGGAGCAGTGGGCTACAGTTGGCGGTGAGTTTAGTAGGATAGACTACCCAGAGTTTAACCTTGGTTCACGACAGCAGATAGGGCGGTACTTACAATACTTTGGTTGGAAGCCTAAGCAGTTCACTGAAAAGGGTCAAGCCATTGTAGATGAAGCAGTCTTATCCAAAGTCACTAATATACCAGAAGCCTCTATGATTGCTGAATACCTATTGGTTCAGAAGCGTATTGCACAGGTACAGAGTTGGCTTGATGCTGTTGAAGATGATGGTAGAGTGCATGGATATGTAAATGCAAATGGAACTGTGACAGGACGTATGACACATTCTAGCCCCAACATGGCACAAGTACCTAGCGTATCAGCGGAGTACGGAACTGAGTGTAGAGCCTGTTGGACAGCACCAGAGGGGTACAAGGTTGTTGGTATGGATGCCAGTGGTTTAGAACTGCGTATGCTTGCACATTATATGAACGATGAGGGCTATACAAATGAAATACTCACTGGAGACATTCATACAGCAAACCAGATTGCTAGCGGTGTTGACACAAGAAGTCAAGCGAAGACTTTCATCTATGCGTTCCTGTATGGAGCAGGGGATGCAAAAATCGGAAGTATCGTTGGAGGAACTGCTAGAGATGGTAAGCGACTTAAGCAGAAGTTCCTGTCAAACACGCCATCTCTTAGAGACTTACGAGAAAGAGTTAGCGTGGCATCTGGAAGAGGTTATCTTTACGGACTTGATGGGCGAAGGGTCGCAGTACGCTCAGAACACTCGGCACTAAACACGCTACTCCAATCAGCAGGTGCTATTGTTATGAAGAAGGCACTGGTATTGCTAGACGAGTACGCTAAACTTTGGAACATTGATTATAAATTTATAGGAAACATACACGATGAAATCCAGACAGAGGTCAGAGAAGAGGAGGCAGAGGTTTTCGGAAGACTTGCGGTATCGTGCATTGAAGCCTCTGGACAGCACTACAAACTTAACTGTCCCTTATCGGGCGAATACAAAATCGGCAACAACTGGTCGGAAACACATTAACGGAGGACTAAATGATGATGAGTAAAAAGCTAGAGTTTATTATTGATTGGTATCTTGCTAGTTTTGAGGTGTGGGATGGATGTAAAGGATGGGTTTTTGCTATAATGTCTAATACCTTTGGATGTATTCCCTATGGGAGTGGTTACAGGGCTTTATTTGCTCTTCAAGTTTCAGTGGATGAGTCATGGGAGGATTTAGAAGGAAATTCATTAAACCATTACTCTATTGACTTACATTTGTTCTGGCTACCCAGACCGATTATAAGTGATTATGACAAGTCTTACTTATCCTTAAAAGAATTGGTAGGTAAGAATTTTATACACGCTATATGGGAAGAAATAAAGTGGAGACGTATAGAAAAAAAGGAGGCTAAGAATGTCGTATAATCTAGCTAGGTTTGAATTAAGCAATATAATAGAAGAGGGTGTTGAAGATTATGTTCATAGTTGCTTTACTATCTGTGCTGATTTACTAGGCAAATCAGAAGCCTGTCTGAGTATAGACTATGAGGACTGGATTGACCACCACTATTTTTTTGGATTAAAGTTTTCACTACAAAAAGACCCTAATCATTGGAGTGTTTATTTTAGGGTTGCTTTGTTTGGTAAATATTTTAGATATTACTATTCACCATTTAAGGGGTACACTGATTATGAAGCCAAATAAAGAAGATAGAAAGAAGTTTGACTTAGACTTAGCGTATGGCTCTGTTAGGGAGGACAGGGTCGCTGAGATGCTACAGGACAAGAAGATAGAGGTTAAGTCTGAGAAGGACTTGTGGCAAAAAACAGGCAACATCTGTGTGGAGTATGAGTCTTGGGGCAAGCCGTCTGGCATTGAGGCTACGGAATCAGACTACTGGTTTCATAACCTGTGCATAGGGGACAATGAATACTGTACCCTAGTGTTCAAGACGGATGTGCTAAAGAAGATTGTAAGTAAACTTGACAAGTTTAGAACTGTATCTGGTGGCGACCATAATGCTAGTAAGATGTACTTGGTCAACCTACAGAAACTGTTTTCAACTGATGTCATAAAAGCCTTTAAGGATATTGACGATGAGTAAATCTATACATACATTGGTAGACGATGTTTACCGACTGATGGAGACAAAAGAGGCAGAGGACTCTGTAGATGTAGAAGCAGAGATAGAGAAGTTTGGTGAAGCCATGAAGTCCCTAATGCGTACAGAGTTTGCTAGGGACAGGAAGAAAGATGGTAGAACCTTGCGCCTGTCAAACATTGGTCGTGATGACAGATACTTGTGGAACGTAGCTAATGGTACGGACACAGGTGAGAAGATACGCCCACATACCTACATCAAGTTTATGTATGGTCATGTGATTGAAGAGATGGTTCTATTCCTTGTGCGTATGGCAGGGCATGAGGTTACTGACGAGCAGAAGAAGTGTGAAGTGCAGGGCATCAAGGGACACATGGACTGTACCATTGATGGTGTAACTATTGATGTTAAGTCTGCTAGTTCCTACGCCTTCAAGAAGTTCAAGGATGGTACACTAGCGTATGATGATTCCTTTGGTTACGTTGACCAGATAAAAGCCTACGCCCATGCACAAGGCAAGAAGGACTTTGGATGGTTGGCTATGGACAAAGCTAATGGGCATTTAACAGTACTTAAGTACGACCTAGAGGATACCCAAGCCCCTGTCCATGAAACCATTAAGGGGGACATAGAGGAGCGTATAGTACACGTTAAGGAGATGGTTAAGGGTGATGAGCCAGAGGGATACTGTGCTGACCCTGTACCCGATGGTAAGTCTGGTAACATGAAGCTATCCATCAAGTGTTCCTACTGTCCGTTCAAGAAGCACTGCTATCCAGACCTAAGAGGTTTCCTATACTCTACTGGTGTGCGGTACTTTAGTCACATTGAGGTTGAACCTAAAGTATTTGAGGTGGACTTAAATGAAGCGGACTAAAAACAAATACAGGTCAGCCCTTGAGAAAGAGTTTTCCAAGGAGGTTAAACGCAAGGGCTTTACCTACGAGCCGTATGATGTACCTTACACTGTCTACAGGAAGTACAAACCAGACTTTGTGCATGAAGAGAAGAAGGTTATGGTGGAGGTAAAAGGTTTCTTTCGTGTCGGTGACACCTTGAAATATAAATCAATTCGTGATACAATATTAGAAGATGGTTGGGAATTGATATTCTTACTGTCTAACCCTAACAAGAAGGTTCGTAAGGGTGGTAAGATAACGATGGGACACTGGTGCGACAAGGAGGGATTCAAGCATTACACCCTGCATACTGCACAAGAACTTGTTAAATATGTAGAAGGAAAG